TTCTTTGGTTTAAGTTTTTTAATTTTTTTACCAGCTGCTTGTACGACTTTTTTAATAAATCCTATTGACATTATGCTTCTATGGTTACCGGTCCAACGGACACTGGATAACCTCCTCCTTCTATTCCCCCTGTTGTAGCTGTATCAGTATTTACAACAAAATAAAACCAATCTGTTGTAAAATCTGTGTCTCTAGCACCAGAGACATATTTTCCTGTAGTAATAGCATAGCCTGCAGCTAAAGCAATTTTAGCTCCTGTAATTCCATCCCAACTGTCTGGAGCCGCATAAGCTCCTGCCGTGCTTGGCATTCCTCTAAATCGATAAGTATCTCCATTAGTTAAACCATGGTTTGGTACATTAACATTTATATAAGCAGATCCTGCACCATAAGTTGTAAAAGGATTAAAAGGCATTAACTGTGGAACATCCGGAGCAGTTCTTGAAGGTCTTGCATGTTGTAATGCTTGAGGATCGGCCCCCACTGGATGTGGCTTTAATTGAGGTTGTTTAACTTCAAACTCAGAAGTATGTACCCATGCACCAGTCCATTCCTGTACCATTTCTCTATATGGAAACGCTACACCAGACCTGTCTGATATTGCAAGTGCTCTTCTACCTTTTGAAAATCTAGCCATTATATATTCGGGTAATAAGTTTTAGGGGTTATATAAGTACTAGCCGCAGAACCATCTTCTGATAATGCTCTAGCAAATTCATCTTCATATAATAATTTCATTTCTTGTGTTCTCTGAGGTGCAAACTTCATAGATAAATAATAAGTTAGTCCTGATATCATTGGTGGAATAAATCTATAAGGTGCATCTGTTGCATTGCTATAAGCTCCTGCATCTTGAATTCTTTTTACATAATAAATATTTATATAATTAGATGCTGCTGTTGAATTAGGTAGTGGGTAAAGAGTAATGGTAACTTTGTCTATGAATCGTTGAACCCAGTATTGAGAAGGAGTTCCAAGTGATGCTTTATTTGCTGTTGCAGCATAAGCGTCTCTTGCAACCTTAGTTAAACCTGTGTCTGATTGAGAAGTCGTATTATAATTTTGTCTGTATGTAACATTTAAAATATCTGTAATACCATAAATATTTGTTGTAGGCGTAGTGGTTGCTTGTGGTGAAGCGGCAGCAGCTGCTGCACTATCAACAGAGTTTCTATAAAAAGTATAGATACCCATTCCTTCATCAGTTGCATCTACACTAGTTGCCGAACCCTCTATAATATTTATATTAGTATTTCCTACTTCCCAAAAATGTACACCTCTATTGCCCCATTCTTGAAAAAGAATATTTAAAGATCTTCGAGCTGTTTTGAGTTGATAACCTGCAGTTCCTACTAAACCAATACGTTCATACGCATCGGCTATAATTTCATCAATAGAAAAGTCCTGGTCAAAACTATATGCTCCAGAAGTAGTGTTTGCCATCGGCTACTCCTTAAAACGTTCCAACTATATATAAAAAATCTACGTTTGTTACATCTGCATATATTCCAGTGTCAGCATAAATACCAGCTCCTGGTAGTTTAAACTCCTGAACTGCATTATCGGCTGCACCAAACTTACCATGAAAAATTAATGCAGAAGCTGTTTTAGAACTGTCTGCTTCATTATAAAGTTTAATTTCACCATCAGCTGCATCACTTTGAGCATACACAGTCATAATATTTGCTTTAGTAATATCGGCTGCTGAACCTCCAACCAAAGCTTGTACTTGGCCATCTGCTGTAAGAACTACAGATTGTCTAACTTTAGATGTTATTCCCATAATCTTATCTCCTTAAAAAGATGCTCCCGAAGGAGCATCTTTAATTATTTATTAACTGTCAGCAAAAGGTGTTACCAGAGTACTTGACCCTAATAATTGTCCTGTGACATAGTAAGCATCGTTTGCTATTGCAGTGATCTGTACCACACTTCCAGCTAATCCACCTTTAGTTGAACCATTCATAGTGATCACATCATTACTTGATTCATCAGAAATGAATGTTTTTCCACCAGCACTATCATCAATACCTGTATACACAGCACCGTAAAACTTATCGGTTCCGTCTGTTTTGATATCCATGTCTGTTGCCGCTGTTTCTACCAAAAAGGTAAATGTAGCTCCAAGATTACTTAGAACGTTGTAATCGTTTGCTCCAGCTACCGCTGATGCACTACTCGCTAAAATAGTGGGTAAAGTAAATACACCATCCGCATCATTGCAAGTTAAAACTCTACCTGCATGAGATGCAACTGTTAAAGTTGTATTAGCTGTTAGACTAACGACTGCTTTAGGTCCGAAACTAATAAAACCATTTAATGATCTTACTGGTCCCGAAAATGTTGTGTTTGCCATATTATCCTCCTAGTTTTTCGAACGCAGTCTCTAGGCCGTCGACTATACTCGTCTACGTTCTAAATTAATTGTATAGTGATTTATTTATATATGAATTTTTGATTGAGTGCAAGAGATCCCTGCATGAAAGTACGATTTCAGCGATGTGGCTTTATTTAAGTTGCCACAGAAACTTGGGCAGCTGAACTCCTGATTTTATTTTCTCTATCAGCAATCTTGGATTCCTCCAATTTAATTTCAGTGATGGTTTGTTTGATTCTCTCATCAATTTCAACCATGTCCAGAGTATATTTACCACTTTGTTCATACTCAGACTGCCACCTCAACTCCAAGGACCTTTTCGTATTGTATAGGTCTTGTAACATCAACAACCTCCTCATAGGTTATTCTATTAGGAATATCTCTAAACATTCCCGTTGATTCCCACTTTATACTCTTTTCTCCCAGCTTGTCAAGGATTGATTTTTCAATAGACGGAGCATTATCCTCAGCTAAAACTTTAAATTTAGCATGATAATCGTAAGCCCATATATTTACTAGGAAATTTCTCATCTTTTCACCATTAATGTTAAAATGTGGCGGTTTTAAGGCCGCCACATAATTAGTTTAGATTACGCACCTTCAACGCCGAAGATACCTCTAAAGTCAGATGCGCCGAAGACGTATCTTTCTCTAGCTTTGTATCTAACGTTACCAGTATCGAAATCACCTTCCATTGAAGTTGTCAATGCTGTTCTTTCAAAGTGTTTCATACCATTAGGAACGTCAGTGATAATGTACCATGAGTCAGAATCATTTAAGAAATGGTTTACTCTGTATCCTTGAGGAACCATTCCCATAGAGTTGACTGCATTGATGTCATTATCCGCTGTACCAACTCTACCTTGAGATTTTAATAATCTCTCAGCGTTGAATTGGTTAGCTGAAGGAATAATCATTTTAGTTCCTTTAGCCGCGATTTTTAAACCTCTTTCATCGACCATTGCAGCGATATCAATCAATGCTTGCTCTAATGAAGTTTCGTTTAAATCCGCTTGAGTAGTTAAAGTGTTTGAACACGATGTTCCACTGATAGTTGTGTGATCAGTTGAAAACAAAGATTTAGTGTCACCAGTTTTAAACGTTGCTACCGAAGGTAGACCGTTGTTTAATGGGACAGCTGCTTTAACTTGTTTAGCGTTTGACATAGATCTTGCTAGTGCTTTTGTATATCTAGAAGCTAGTCTATCGTAGAGATTATCTTCGATAGCTTCTTCAGTTATAGCGAAAGCAAGCGCGATCGTTTCCATAGTGTAACGAGCAGTGTAAGTCTCTTGCGCGTCGTCGTATGATACGCCTTGACCTTCTGCTTTTACATTTGCGTTAGCGAATCCTGATAACATTACTTCCTCTTCGAAAGCTCTGTCACTAGACTCGGTTACGTATACTTCGGCAGACTCGTTGTCATACCGTTTGTACTCCAGCCCAAATAGTGCATTTAGGCCTGGTTCTAGTTCTTTGACTAGCTGTGCTCTTGATATTGCCATGATATGCTCCTATATTGTCCAGTCATTACCAGCAGTAGCAGTATTAAGTAAGTATTGTCCAAGGTTCTGAGCAAATACAAATGAGCAATAAGCTGCAGTTATATCGCTATTCTCAGGATCCTCAGCAGATCTTACAATTCTCCACTGTTGAGTAGTGTCGTCGATACCACCTATATTCATAGTATTAGTACATTGTCCAGAAATTTCACTTCCTGTTGGGACAGCTGCTGCGAAAGATACAGTTCTACCGACGTTTGCCTGTGTTACTGCTGCAGATGCTGAACCAACGAAGAGTTGAAATGGATTGTCTA